GCGCACTAACATAAAAGGAGGATTAATGCAGGCTGTTCTTGGTAGCTCCCACGCCCCGCCCACAGCCGAAACGTAACGCCCTTACCTCCCTATTACGGGCGGGTGAGGGCGTATTTTTTTCATCCTGTGGTTGTGTATCCACACGCCCCACAAAATCCGAAATATAATGTCTATAATAACAATTTTGGAAAAATACTTGAAAGAATGTCCGTTGGGACAATAAATTAGAGGGGCTTGATGATTAAAAAACAGATAAATGATATAAAAACGGCAGGTTTAAAACCTATGTTATACGATAAAACCGTATCTACAGTATACTTGAGTTTACTATAGCAAACCATGTTTCATCAACCGCTTTTTTATTTCCCCTAAATGTAGTTATTGTTAGAGATAGCTATTTTGGGGGTTTATAGAATAAACGGTATTTCAGGGTGAGTTTCTAATCCTAAATGGAGAATTATAATGAGCAATAAACTATTAAAACTGAATCCGAAAAAGATGATTGCAGCGGAGTGCTTTGCAAGTAATCCGTCCATGAAATGTGTGGATGTTGCCGAAACAGTCGGGGTTCATGAGGATACAATAACAAAATGGCGTAAAGACCCGCTGTTTATTGAGGCAATTTATGATAGATACATGGTTCAGTTTGGGGCTGAACTTCCCTCGGTTCTTAATGCAATGGTTCGGGAAGCCTGTGCTGGGAACGTTCAGGCAGGCAGACTGGTATTAGAGCATTCTGGGAAATTAGTTAAGAATGTTAATGTAACAATAGACTCCCCTTTTGATAAATTTCTTAAATCGAGCGATTTAGATGGAAAAATAATCGAGAAAGATAAGATTGATGCCATTGAGGCTGATTTTGAGGTTATGGAAATGAACATGGAAATGACCGAGCGGGACAAGTCGAATGATTACCCGCACTCAAGAGATGAAAAAGAGAAAAAAGAATTAAAACAATCTATTAGCGCCGAGCAGAAGAAATTAAACTACCTGAAGAAAAAAAGAGAGCGGTATGCCTTAAGAAAAAGAGCAGAAGCCGTCAGTCTTGACCAGCTTCCGCAGGGAAGGGTTAATAAAAGCGTTCGGGTTGCTTGGATTGAGGAACTTAAGAAGAGGGAGCGACTGGAAAATAAGGAATTATAGGATTATTTAACCTTAACAATGTCGTCAATATCGGTATCCACCGGGACTACCTGACAATAACAGTTTTGTTTACAGACTGACCATCCTGTCGCTGGCATTCCTCTCGAAATCCATCCAGACCAAGTATCAACCTCCCCAGCCCTAGCTAAACAATCAGGGCAATTCTTTACACCTTGTGCAACCACCCACCTGTACCTTACGTCATCCCCCACGTGGAGTTCTCTACGTGATATTTGCATAATTCCGCCCACAACTCCTCGCTTAATGGAATTGGCATATTCTCCAAAGATTCTGCCGTTGGATTTGAGGTCTGAATCAAGAAGCCGAGCAATTGATTGTTTTGAAACTCCAGCGCTTGCAAGTCCTTCAATTTGCTGTCTAATTCTTTGTCCGAAGATTTGTATATCATATCCGAGGACTTGAGCAACCCATCTAATAACTTCTCTATCTTTCGCATCAAATTCACCAATATCAACTTTTCTTCTTTTTTCATCTGGCATTACCTAATCCTTACAACTTTTCCTTTACTAATTTCATTTCCCATTCTTTTATTAAAACCCTTTAATAGATTTTTATATTCTTTTCTTCTAAAAAACGCTTTTGGGGTATCAAAAAAATTCCTTGCGGGGACTTCTATTGCATTAACATTCGGAACAAAAGCATATCTTTTTTTTGCTGAATTAGACTTTACTGGAATCTTGTCAGGAATAAACCCTTCGTTTTGATATTCCCCATATTCATCAACAACAACAGAATATCCATTACCATCAGGAATAACCTGTATGCTATTATACAGATTTCCAGTTGCCACAAGCGGTTTATTGCCCGAAACTCCCCTTGACCGCCTAATATCCGTTGTTGAGCTCTTTAGGTGTGCAAAGTTTCCCCCAGTTACAATATCTTTTCCCCTATTAATACTTAATCTACACATTTCTGCATTTTCTAATGCGGCTTCTTTTGCGTGTCTTTTCATTTCACGAATCATACCCTTTGTCAGCTTTTCTGGCAAAAATGTTATTTTACCGCTCACCCTGTAAGACATCTGCAAACTCCTTTCCCATTTCTTTGGCTTCTAAAAGAACGCCTAAATTATCCGATATGAGTATTTCGGCTTGTTGCTCCGCCCACTCTTCCGGGTTATCCATAATATCTTCGATATTACCATCTAGAGACACTTCAATATCGTTAAGTTCGTTAAGTTTCTTGACGTAGCGTAGAAAAGAGTCCTCTATTAACTGATTGCTCATTTACTTCCTTGTTATCACCTATTATTTTCTGTGCCTGTTCTATGGACAGGTCTTTATTGTCCCTGACCATCATCTTTGCCTCTGTTATAAGATTGTGCTTCAGGCTAAACTCGTCAAGCATAATCTTGTCCTGTGCTGTCGTCGGGTATTCAACTTCATTAAAGTCTACTGCAAATTTATCCGGCAGGCTCGTAAAGTTAAACTCGGCAATTGCCTGTTCTTTTTTGTATATCTGTTTTTCATATAAGCGCCATAATTCAATATCGTCTATAAAATCCTCATGCCTTTCGAGGTCTTTAATCATCAGGCTGATTCCAGAAGGGACTTCCCCGCCCTGCTCTGCCCAAGTAACCCAGAGATGATGATTTTGAGCTACCATCTCTATCTGGAATTTTATATTTTCTATTACAGCGTTAATACTGCCCTGCGGAGAGGCAATATTGAACTGACCCCCGTCACCTAACATCAGAATCTCATCCGAACCCGTTCTTGCAACTGGTTTGTCTGAATCTAAATTTGTCCAAGGCTGACCGAACATCTGGAAGCGTAATCCGAGTTGCATTTCCGTCATTGCAATATTAACGTGCTCATTTGCGCTTACAATATCCTGACTGCCCTCAACATAGAAAGAATCAATCTGATTTTCACGATGAAGGAATACAAACGGCAAAACACCGTATCCGTGTTTCGTGTCCTGTAAAATGTGCCCGTTTTCATCAACGATGCGAAAAATCTCTGAATCCCAATAACAATACTTGAGCTTTTCTGTAGCTCCGGGGTCATTTACCGGAGCATTCATTGGATATACAATTGCCGTTGGCTCAAAGGGGTCTGAATGGAAGTAAGGGTCAAAATAATATATTGGGCGATAATCAAACATTGGATTTTCACCGTTTTCATCCGTTACCCACATAACCCTCAAGGCAATAGAGCCAATAAGCCGGGTCATCCTCTCGACGTGCTTCATCCTGACATCCTTAACATCGGTCAGCGAATCATAACTTTTGTTTACATTTCTGTTAGCACCTACTGTATAGATTCTGGAAATTTTATTTATAAACTTTTTTGTGAAGTTAGATTCGTAATGCGGAATCTCCCTGAAGGAATCTGCATTAAAATACCTCCTTATATACTCTGATGTTGATGTACCAGTGTAATAATCAAGCATCTTGCGAACCTCGTCTCTTCTTGCCTTCGATTGTACCTGCTTTAACTCTTTTATTGAATTTTTTATAATTTCTTCTGCTGTATTAGCCATATTATCTACCTTTTAATTTTATTAAAACCTCTCTGTTTTATTGGAAACTTGTTTACTATAAAATATCTAAATGCATCAGCGCCATGGTCGTGGTATCCGTCTTTTATAGGGTCGAGAGACAAGTTCTTTCCTTCAACTTCTGCTGGATAGCGATAATTTTCAAAATCCTCCATAATTCCAGTGCACTTATTGTCAACATGTATTCTTCTCAATCCATCGGCGCTCTCGAAGAACCCTCTGGCGTGTGTGACCCCAGATGCTATATTACGACTTAATCTATCTTTTAAAAAGCGGACATATACTCCTTCTCTGCGAAATACCTCTATGTCTCCGAGCCCGCTTTGACCCTGCACCGAAACGCCGCTCGGGTCGCCATAATAAGTATATACAGGATACCCTTTGTCGAGTACCTTTCTTGCTAATTTTTCTGTAGGAATGTTTCTTTGATGTACTATTTCATCAATAATATTGATATGGGTAATCCCGCCCTGTGTATAAGTTTGAAAAAATAATGCCGAGGGCATTCTATAGCCAAAGTCAATAGAGCAATAAGTTGGGAGGTAGGAATTGAAAGGATGGTCTCCAGAATCAATCTCACGGTTGAATGGATATACCTTACCCTCAAATGTTGAAAATTCTCCACCATATTCCTGTTCAAAAACTTCTCTTGCAAGGTTTCTTTTTCTTTCCATTATAAAAGTATCGCCCTTGCCATCTGGAAAAGCGTAATTATTTACCCAAGAGGGAAACCTCATTGAATGCCAATGTGGGTCTGTTTTTCCAAGAAGGTACAGGTCGTATAACCAATTATAACCTTCCGGGGTTGATATAAAAATAGCCTTACCTTTCCTGTCTGACAGTGTTGGGGATAAATACATATCCCATATCTTTCTTGACATTTTAGCCGCCTCGTCCACAATCAGTAAATCCAAGCCTTCGCCGACCAAAGAACTTGGATTGTCTGCTGACATTCCCGAAACTGTGCTACCCCATTTAAATTCTATGTATTGCTCCTTTTCCGATGCAGACTTAATATCTTCATCGTGTCCAATGACCATGTCCTTCCATATTTCTCGGAACATAAGCCGAGATTTTTTGTAGGAAAGACCTACAAGCCATATCTTTTTGTTTGGCTGTGCTGCATAAAACTCTGCCTCTCTATAAGCGGCAGTAGTTTTGCCATAACGCCGTCCGCAGATGCAAACAAAGAATGAAGCTGTTTTTTTATCTGGAAAATGAAGTAACCTTTGACCGTTGTGTGGCTCGTATCCAATATACTCGAACCATTTCTTTTTAAAGCCGAAGTCTTCATCAGTTCCATTTTGCATTAATTAATTTTTTTTCAAAATTGCGGTTGCAGAATATAGACTATTTAATTTAAAATCCGTTATGACTATTTTGCAATCACAAATTGTAAAATACAATAATGATATTCTGACTCAACAAAAGAGGTAAAAATGTCCAACTCAATAAAAGAGGTTAAAACAACGTCCATCGGACAGAGCGATGTAAAAAATTCTGAAGTCGGTAATGACGTAAAAAGTAATAGCACTGAAGCTACAGAAAATGTACCAAACAACCCTGTCCCCTATAGCAGGTTTAGCGAGCAAGTAGGGAAATACAGGGAGCTTGAGAATAAGTTTGATGGACTTGTAAAAGAACAAGAATCTGCAAGACAGAAAAAACTCCAAGAAGAAGGTAGGTATCAGGAGTTGATTGTTGAAAAAGACAAAACCATCGAAGAGCTTTCTCAAGATAATAAAGATAAGAGCGAATACCAAGGGTTGCGTAGAGATATGCTGCTCTCTGAATTATCCGAAGAGGATAAAAAGGCATTCGGAAACCTTCCTCTTATACAATTAGAAATGTTGGTCGCAAAATTTTCAAAAGAACAACGTAAGAACGTTCCCGATGCCCCCGGAGCACTCAACGAGGAAGAAATCCCAAAGGATTGGGTTAATATGCCCGATGATAAGCGAAGGGCGAATTGGAATAGAATTTTGCAGACTTATATGAGAAAATAAATTTAGGAGAATATAATGGCAACACATTATGATGGTAGTGCCTCAACGGTTACCACCGAACAACATTTCATCCCCGAAATTTGGGCTGATGGAATTTATAAATACTTCGAGAGAAAAACGGTTTTTCGTGGTTTAGTTGATGATTATTCAGCTCTTGTTAAAGGCAAAGGTTACGGGGATGCTATTAATGTCCCAGAAATGAGCATTATTAGTGCTTCAGCAAAATCTGCTGGTGCTGACGTAGCTTATGACGCAACAGCAACCACAACTACTCAATTGACTCTCAATAACCATAAGTATGTCGCAAAGCTCTTTGAGGACATAGCTTTAATTCAAAGCGAAGCTGATTTAGTATCTAAATACAGTCGCATGATGGGCGAAGCACTTGCTCGTCAGGTTGATACTGATATTTGGGGAGAACTAGATGGTTTGAACCAAACGCAAGCACTATCTGCTGATGATACGCTCACAGCGGCTGTGTTTGAAGCGGTTTTGGCTACGCTAGGTGAAAATGACGTTCCTTACATGGATGGCGAGTGTGCAATGGTTGTTAATCCAACTCTATTCGCAGACATCTTGAATCCTTCAGGCGGTATCGCTCAATACTTTATCAGAAATGATGCAGTAGGCGAAGGCAACCGTGGTTTAAGAAGCGGAATGATTGGCTCACTTTACGGAATTGACGTTTACATGAGTAATACTGTAGATACTGGCGGAACTTCATCCACAAATCCGGGTGCAGTTTTCCACAAAAGTGCCGCAGTTTTTGCTGCACAGCAAGAAGTTAGAGTGCAGAGCGAATATTCGATAGATGCATTAGGAACTAAACTGGTTTCAGATTTGCTCTACGGAGTGAAGTTAATTGACGATTCTGACAACATTAAAGGCGTGAGATTTACTAACGTAAGCTAATGAGTCATAAAATTGGGGGTATGGTTCGCCCTGCCCCCAATATGTAGGAGAATTTATGCAATACTATAAACATCCATCGCAAGGCAAGGTAGAGTCTTTTGAGGGTGACAGGCATCCTGAAAAGAAAGAGTTTTTAGAAAGCCAAGGATGGTTTAGGATTAATGGAAGAGATGATTTCTCACCATTTAAAGAAAAAAAGAAAGCTAAAAAAAGCAAAAAGAAATAAATAATTATAAACGGTCTCATTCACGGTGAGCCAATCTTAGAGAGGAAGAAAAATGGCAAGCGATTTACATAAATATTCAGTTCAGGAATCCCTGAACCTAATGATGAACTCGGGCGAAGATGCCCTTAAAGTTGACCTTGACAATGCAACAATCACTGCTGGTGAATTGGACGTGGGTATCGCCCACAGTGACGATTCGGTACTGGTCTACGGCTACGACGGCAGTTCCAACCAAAAAATTTCAACAGATGCAAGTGGTAATGTACAGATAGATATAGTATCTGGCGGTAGTGCTGATGCAGCCCATGTTGATGACGCTGGGTTTACATTGGGAACACATAGCGGTATGATGATGATGGGATTTGCGGGAACTCAATCCGTAGATGCCAATGATGCAGGTGCAATCGCTATGGAAACTGATGGTTCTGTTCATATTCACGATGGTGGTAATACAATAACAGTTGATGGAACTGTAACGGCTAATCTTTCAGCAACTGATAATGCAGTTTTAGATGCTATGGTTGTTGATTTAGCTGCTTTAGAAACACTACAAACATCCACCAATACAAAACTCGATACATTAGAGACTACACTTACAGCTATTGAAACAGACCAAGCAGCGATTGAAACACTATTAACTGCGGCTAATGTTGACCATGCGGCAAATGAGGTGCTGTTAGGTACAATAGATGCTGACACAGGTGCTATTAAGACTGCTGTTGAAATTATTGACAATGCGATAAGCGGAAGCCAGATGCAAGTTGACATTGTTGCTGACGGAGCTGGTTTAGCTACTGATGCTAATCTTGCTCTAATGTTATATGGAACAGCTCTTGCTGTTACGGCTGTTCATGGAGGTTCAGACCATACGTTAGGAGCTACTTATGAGGCTTTTTATATAGGTGTCGGGGGAGATGTCAGTTTGGATTGTGTAACAAGCGGTACAAATATAGTATTTAAAAATTTAGCGAGTGGTCAGATGTTGCCAGTGAGGGCAACTGTGGTTAACGCAACTAATACAACAGCTACAAATATAGTAGCCCTGAAGGCTTAATATGCCGATTGTTTGGAAAAGAACTTTGCATAACTTTTTAAGGACAGTTTATGATATTGCTTGGGGCGGGGCTGAAGGCAGTCTTTTAAACTGGGAAGAAAGCAATGTTAAGTGGGAAGAACACACAGGTTAATAAATTTAAAAAATAGGGAAATATTATGGCAACATTAGAAGGTCAAACAATTGCTGGTAGTTATAAAGATTTACTCCAAGTCTCAAATTCGAATAGCGGTGTAGATGGTACACTTCGCTCCATTGAGGACGGAGAAGGAACAGCAAGTGTTCTAAAAATAAGTTCATCAGCGGTAGAGATTACCGATGGTGCTTACGATTTCGACGTAGCATCACATGATGGTACGAATGGGCTTAAACTGGGTGGTACTTTAGTTACTTCTTCAGCTACAGAGCTAAACTTGCTCAATGGAATCACTACCCTGTCTGGTAGCAACACAGGTGACCAAGCAACAGGTATTAGTGACGGAAACGTTTTAGTTGCTAACGCAGCAGTTGCAGATAATGATTTCTTAAAAATTGATGGAACATCCGTTGAAGGAAGAACCGTTGCTGAAGTATTAAGTGATTTAAGTGTAGAATCGGGTGCAGATGTAACAGATACTACAAATGTTACTGCTGCTGGTGCTTTGATGGATAGTGAGTTAGCTGGCATTGCAGCAGTCAAAGCAACAACTGGTACATTCCTAACTGCTGACCAAACTAAATTAGATGCCATAGAGGCTAGTGCTGATGTAACAGATACTACAAATGTTACTGCTGCTGGTGCTGTGATGGATTCAGAAGTAACAAACCTTGCAACAGTAAAAGCTCTAGCTACAGGTATTAGCGATGGAAACTTTCTAACAGCCAATGCCGCAGTTGCCGACAATGATTTCCTTCGAATCGACGGGACAGAGGTAGAAGGAAGAACTGCTGCTGAAGTAGCTGCCGATATAGAAGGCAGTATTGATGCGGTAGGCACGTTAGCGTCAGGTGCTATAAGTTCTGGGTTTGGCAATATCGACATTGGAAGCAGTACATTTGACACGACTGGTGCAGTTACAATGGGTAGTCTTACTTCAACAGGCATAGACGATAATGCTACAGGTACAGTGCTTGTTCTCGATGCCAACTCCCGCATCAGCCTCTCGAATAATGATAGTGGTACTTCAAATACAGTATTTGGTAAAACAGCAG